AACTCGCGGACGTAAGGCAATGGGTGCCATAGCTACTACCAGTGCTATTGGTTTGTATATGAATGGACGGTTGCGTGGTGACGGTCTTTACGACAGGGAGGCACAACGCTCACGTGAAAAGCAATCTAACTGGAAAAAGCGGACCTACATGGGTCTTGACGGTAAATGGCATTCTTATGCATGGCTTGGACCTCTTGCTGACTGGGTAGCCTTTGTGGCAAACGTTGGCGACAACTTTGACATGCTTGGCTCTACTTATACTGAACATTTCCTAGCTAAAGCTTCATTTGTTTTTGGTGCAGCTATTACTGACCGGACAGGTTTGTCTACAATCAAACCACTCACTGACATGCTTAGCCAAAACGAAGGTGCTATGACCCGTTGGGGTGCTGGTTTCCTTAACAGCCTTGGACCTCTTTCAGGTCAACGTGCTGAGTGGGGACGTATCTTTAGCGAAGGTCTGCTGGAAGTAGATAATGAGTTCTTCTCAATTCTTGGTAATCGTAACAAGTTCCTACCTACCTCTAACCCTGACAACCGTGCTCCTTACGTTTACAGTCCTGTGACTGGTAAGAAAGCTAATGGCTATGGGTTTATGCAGCGTGTCTGGAATGCTTACAGTCCTTTGCAAATTCATTCCGAACAATCTCCTGAGGAGAAGTTTTTGGAAGAGTTTGAGTTTGATGTTAACACCACATTCCGTACTAAGGATGGTGTACGTCTGACTGCTAACGAGCGTTCTGCACTCTTCAAACTGATGGGTGAGCAAGGTCATTTCCGAGCTTCTATCAATGAGATTATGAGGGACGCTAAGGATTGGCAAAGTATCTCACGTATGCGTAAGATGCGCCGTGTTGGTGTACCGTCTGAAGAAGCCGATCTCCGTAAATGGGACCAAATCCATATTCGTTTAAGTCAAGCTCGCCGTGATGCGGAAGAGTTTGCTTACGCTGAAATGGATCAGGACATGTACGCTGAGATTGAACGTCGTCAAATTGAAAAACAACTTGTTGAAGAAGCCAACATTGCTGGCGAAGCTCTTGATCCCGCCCTTAACATCCGTAAGTAACCAATTATGGCAACAACTGAAAACCTTGTATTTGGAGATGGTGGGGATACTTATTCCTTTTCATTTCCATACCTTAAAACTGAAGATGTTCGTGTAGAGTTACAGGAATTTGATGCGTCTCAACCAGTAGGAAGTCAAGTTATTTCCACAGATATTACGGCAACTTTTACTATTCCTGTAGGTAATCCTACAACAATTACTTTTGATGCTATTGGTGTAGATACTGTTTATCAGACTGCACCTGATGGGGACGTTAGAATTACTTCAACCAATGGTTATCCTGTAAGGATTCGTATTTATCGGTCTACCCAAGCTGATGCGACTCCTTCTACGTTCTTTGCGGGTTCCGCCATTCGAGCACAGGATTTGAATAATAACTTTGATCAGATCCTGTATATCATGCAGGAGAACGAGAATGAATTGATTTCCATTCAAAGTGGTGGTATTAGTACTAATTCTATTTCAACTTCTGCTATTCAAAATGATGCAGTAGATTCTAATAAACTACGTGATAGTGTTAGTACTGATGGTGATCGAGCTGTAACGACTAATCATATCCGTGATAATGCTATTACTACGGCTAAGATTGCTAATGATGCTGTCACAGCTGCTAAATTAGCAAATGATGCTGTAGATACTGCAGCTATTGTAGATGGTAATGTAACAACTGTTAAGATTAATGATCTTGCTGTCACTACCGCTAAACTAAATGATTCTAGTGTTACCACCATTAAATTAGATGACTCTAGTGTCACCACCGCTAAACTAGACGATTCTAGTGTCACCACTGTTAAACTAGACGATTCTAGTGTTACCACCGCTAAACTGAATGATTCTAGTGTCACCACCGCTAAACTAGATGATTCTAGTATCACCTCCGCTAAGATTGCTGATGGCACTATTGTTAACGCTGATGTCAACGCTAGTGCTGCTATTGCTGGAACTAAGGTTTCTCCAAATTTTGGTAGTCAAAATGTAGTAACTACTGGTGATGTGTCTGGAGATAACATTACTGCCACGGGTGATATTACTGCTACTGGTGATTTATCTGGTGTTGACATTACTGCTACGGGTGATGCAACTGTTGGAAGCCTCAACGGTGGTCAGCTGGCTGGGTTTAGGAACATCCTGATCAACGGCAACCTGACGATTAACCAGCGAGGGGTTGATGTTGCCGCTGTTGCAACTGGTAGCTATGGGCAGGACCGCTGGAAGAAGACTGCTGGCGGGATGACGCAGATTATTGAGGAGGGTAACTTCGAACCTGGTGCTACCTACACTTTGTCTGGAACGGGCATCACAACACAGCAGCTAACAGCTCCAGCGAGCGGCAACTGGACACTGCCTGATGTTCCTGTCACTGCGCGGAAAATCCAGCTGGAGCTGGGCACAGTCGCCACACCGTTTGAACGCAGGGACTACGGTCAAGAACTGGCTTTGTGTCAGAGGTATTATCAAATAATTACTGCGTTACGGCTTGTTGCCTATACAACTGCTGGTGGACAAGTTTCTGTTCCAGTGGGGTATATGACTACAATGCGTACAGTTCCAACCACTACCACCACTGTTTTTGTACTAACCAACGTTGCAGGTGGAACTGTCTACCCAGTAAACATGAATACAAGCGGCGGCAGTATCAGCATTTACGCTGTAGCAACTGGAGGCGTAGCTGCAACTGATGGCTCTTATCTACTAGATGCTGAGCTGTAACTTATGACCACAACCATAACTAACGCCATGTACCAACTAACCCAAGGAGACACCATCCTCCGCACTGCGGATAACGCCTTCATCCCCAAGTATCCCGATAACCGCGACTATGCCGCTTATCTGGCTTGGCTGGAGGAAGGCAACACACCTGAACCTGCCCCTGAACTACCAACTCCATCAGTGCTTACCACTGAAGATAAGCTTAACGCTGCTGGTCTTACTGTAGCAGAACTTAAAGAACTATTTGGACTTACTTAATTATGCTTGTACAAGACATCGCGGGTCTTTATATCCCGCAACACGATTACGTCACCATGACTTATGTTGCTTCGGGTAACGGTGTTGGCGAGATCGAAACAATTACATACAAACAAGGTGGAGCCAGTGGAACGACGGTTGCCGTCATGACTCTTGGTTACAACGCTGACAACAAACTTGCTACTGTTACTAAGGTGTAATTATGGGAGTTAAGTATAACCCCTTTGCGGGTAACCTAGATATTGTCGATAGTCCAAGCGGGGACTTTAGTGACATTGATATTAGTGGAGACCTAAGCCTTGGTACGGGTACTCCTACAACTACGTTGCAGGCTGTTACACCGACTGCAAACCGCACGATTAGCTTCCCTGATGCCACGGGTACTGTTGCGCTTGTTGACGGTGCTGACGGCACGGTTCAGTACAACGAAGCTGGTGTCCTGAAGGGTAATGGTGACTTTACTGTTGACCCTGATTGGAATGATGCAGCGGTCACCTTTACTGGGTTGAAGCTGAATGTAACAAATACGGCGAGTGCTAACGGTAGCAACCTGCTGGATCTGCAGGTGGGTGGTACGAGTCAGTTTACTGTTTCATATGGCCAAGGCGCAATAACTTTTGGCAGCAGTAGTAAATACGTAATCGGAAGAGATCCAGCTACTGGTATTCTTGATTTCTCGGGAACACAGCCCAATTTTGTAGGATATTTATTCAGGGCAACCGCCGGAGCTATTTTTGAGCTTAAGCCAACTCGTGTAATTAACATTGCATCAGGGCTCACGGTTGCCACACTCCCCGCATCTCCTGTTGTTGGTGACATTGCTCGCGTCACTGACGGCGATTCAGGACTCACATTCGGCAACACTGTTGTTAATACAGGGGCAGGTGCCACCCCGTACCTTTGCTGGTACAACGGCACTAACTGGACCGTCATCGGAGCTTAATCACCATGGACACTCTTTCTCTCACACTGACCAACACCCGCGTTATTGACGGGTTGATCTTTGCCGCTAACTCTGCTGGCAAAACTCCTGAAGCTTATGCTGAATGGCTGCTGACCCAAGACGGTCACCGCTATGCCGATGCCAACAAGTACGGCATCCTCACAAGTGCTGCCTTCTTTGCTCGCTTCACTCCAACTGAATATACTGGTGTTCTTGCTGCTTCTGCCAACACGGTAGAAGTCCCAGAACCGATCGGTGGTGTTCCCACTGCCGAAGAACAGCAGGCGTACGACGATGCAGTGCTTGCTTACTCCGTTCTGGAGAATCCTACTGATGAAGAAACTGCTACGTATGAAGCTGCAGTAGCTGCTTATCAAGCTGCAAGCACGGCTGAAAACCAAGCTGAGGTTGATGCAGCTGAACTGCAAAACAGCCAAGCCGCTGAAGTCAAAGCACTGCTCGATCAACTTACTGCTGAAGAACGTGTAAGCCTGGATGACCAACGTGTTACCGATGGTCTTGCACTGCTGGTAAGCCGTGGGTTGCTTGGTGCTGAACGTCCCGCTGAAATCACTGCTTATGAGCGTCCCTTTGCCGGGGGTGTGTGATGACTCTTGTTATACAGTCAGGCTGGAACGGTCTGACCGACCCTGATGCAGTATCGTATGTCGCGGCTGTAGAAGCCGCTGACGGCGAAGAGCTGGAACATGGTGTAGCCAAGGCGATCAATGATTTTGTCCTTGGCTGCAAGAATGATGGCATCTGGGATGCAATTAAGGCAAGTTGCATCCTTGCTGGTGCTAGGACGTTGAGTGGTGCGTTGGTTCCGCTGGTGGGGACTGCACCTACCAATTACAACTTTGTCGCTGGTGATTACAACCGGGAGACTGGGCTAGTGGGGGATGGGAGCACAAAGTATTTAAGTAGCAATAGAAACAACAACGACGACCCACAAAACAATAAACACGTTGCGGTTACCATTACAGATGCCGCAACAAATGTAAGCTATTACTTTGGCGACAGCTCATTAAGTGGAAGCACTTTTGGCTTAAACTTGTCGCCAACTAGAGTCAGGTTTCGCTTAAATTCATCCGCAACTAACGACGTCTACCCTTCAGCATCGGTAACTGGTTTATTGGGATTCGCTCGTAGTAATTCAGGTAATGTGACCGCTAGAGCAGAAGGCACAAATATTTCAGTAGTTGATTCATCTGCTTCACCAACAAGTGGCGGTTTAGACATTTTCGCCGCTGGCGGAGGTGCTCCATCCAACGCCCGCCTCGCCTTCTACTCCATCGGCGAATCCCTAGACCTTGCCCTACTCGACACCCGCGTGTCTAACCTAATCACAGCTATCGGAGGTGCAATCTGATGCCTACTACAATTCCTAGTAATCTCATTTTCCAGTCCCCCACCAATAACGATACGCTGTTGGACCTTAACACGCAACCAAGTCTTGACTTGCAGTTTGCCGCCAGTAAAACGCTGGATGATCGGGTTAGCGGTCAGAATCTAATTACTTTTAGTAGGTCTACAACTGGCACCTACGTCGATAGTAACGGTTTAATTCAAACTGCTGCTGTCGATGCACCCCGTTTTGACCACGATCCGGTGACGGGTGAGAGTCTTGGGTTGTTGATTGAGGAGAGTAGGACGAATCTTCTACTACTATCTCAAAATTTTACAGCAGTATGGAGTGATAATAATAATGATACGACAGTAGTTTCAAATGCCATAATTTCTCCAGATGGAACTTTAAATGGTTCTAAAATTATTAAGGATTCTGGTAGTTCAAAATCAAATCTAATATCTAATGATATTGGAATTACTACTGGTCGTGCAATGTTTTCAATTTATGCAAAAGCAGGCGGATTTGACGGAATTCAATTAACGTCTTGGGCAGACCCCAATGATTTTCAAAATTTTGATTTAGTAAATGGAACTCTTGGAAATGCAGGATCAGTTACGCCACTTGTTAATAGTAAAATAACTTATGTTGGAAATCAATGGTATAGATGTTCAGCATATTTAAAACCTTCTGGAACTGGTAAATTAGGATTTCAACCTGTGGCAAATCCCCAAACCGATGGTTGGTATGCATCAAATACTGGCAATGGCGTTGATGGTATATATGTTTGGGGCGCCCAAGTAGAAGTAGGTTCCTTCCCAACCTCCTACATCCCCACCAGTGGCTCTGCCGTCACCCGTGCTGCCGATGTGGCAGAGATTACGGGGACTAACTTTAGTAGCTGGTATAACCAGAGTGAGGGTAGTTGGTTTGTTGAAACCAAGTCTGACGATGGAGTTAATGGGGTCTTTAGTGTTGGCTCTTCGACAGCTAATGTAGGAGGATTGAACTACGATTTCAATAACTTCAACGCTCAGTGGCAAGGCACCGTAATGAATGGGACCTTCAATCCTGTAGATGGTCAGTTCCATAAGTTTGCTTTCACTGCAACAAAAACATCTAATACACTTGCAGCAGACGGAACGCAAGCGGACACAGGCACCTCCACCAACTCTTACGCCGCTACCGAACTAGGAGTAGGCGTTAGAGACGCATACGGAGGTGGCTTTGGCAACGTCTACCTCAACGGTCACATCTCCCGCCTCACCTACTACCCCTACCGCTTACCCAACGCCACCCTACAGGAGATCACGTCATGACTTGGATTATTACTGGAGAGCAGGTAAACCCTGCTGGTGACGCACAGATCACCTATGGCATCACAAGTACTGGTGGCACGTTTACCCTCAGGTCAACTGGTGCTGTGGACTATGAGGTTGAATGGGGTGATGGGACTGTAGAGAGCAGCACGTCTAATGCGTTGGCACACACCTATGCTGCTGGCAGCTATGTGTTGAAGATTAGGACGAATCAACAGTATGTTCCGTACTTTGATACCAGTGGGGATGAAGATCAGATTACGTCGGTTGAGCTGGTTAGCGATCTTAATGTAGGTACTAACCTCGGAGTTGCTTGGTACGGCGCAAACAACATGACAAGTTTTGATGCTGCTTTTAATGTAACGTCTGGTGTGACTAATTTTTTCCGAACTTGGCAAAACTGCTTCAGCCTGACTAGTTTCCCTTTAATTGATACCTCTAGTGTAACAAGTTTTGAGCTTGCTTGGCGCAACTGTTCCAGTCTTACTAACTTTCCGGCTATTAATACGTTTAGTGGGACTAATTTCCAGAATACTTGGTACAACTGCACCAGCCTTACAAGTTTCCCTTTGATTGATACTTCAAGTGGGACTAACTTCTATAGCACTTGGTACGGCTGCAGCAGCCTAACTAGCTTCCCCGCTATCGATACGTCTAGTGGGACTAATTTTGGCCAAAGTTGGCAAAACTGCATCAACCTGACTAGCTTCCCCGCTAACTTCTTCGACTCTTGGACTGGTACACCAGCAAACAACTGCTTTGTTAGCACTTGGGACAACTGCACCTCCCTCACCGCCACCTCCGTCGAAAACATCCTTAACAGCATCGACACCTCTGGTCAATCTGCTCCTGCCTCTGGCGTAGACATCACCATTGGCTACAACGCAAGCTCTGGTACACCTGACATCACCACCGCTGTTACCAACCTCAAGTCCCGTGGTTGGACGATCACCCTTAACGGGGTTGCACAATAATTACACAAATCTATTGGAGAATAACAATGATTGCACTTATCCGTCCGATCCTTTTTTCCTTTCTTAACAGCGAGAAAGTAAAGCGCCTCATCGTCGATCTGCTCCGTAAACTTGCTGAGCAAACCGACAACACTGTTGACGACCAAGCTGTTGATTTCATCGAGCGTGGTCTTTTTGGTGGCTGATGGACTTAGGGCAGCCGCCGGTACTGCCGGTTCTAAGGCTCCCTAAGCCGCCTCTACTACCCCGTCCGGTATGGAGGTACCAAGAGCTGTTTTACCCTCGTACAAGCCGCTTGTAGTGCCTCCTAACGACCTTTCTAACAAATAATGGAAGCTGCTGTATCAGCTGTTGTAGCCGTTATCGCCGGTTTAACAGCAGTAACAAACCGCCTACACAACCGAATAAATCAAGTCCACTCTAGAGTAACTGATATGGATCGCCGTGTAGACGGTATTGAACTCCGCATTGCTACCAATTACGTTGATAAGGTAGAATTTAACGCTGGTTTGCAGCGTATGGAAGATCACATGGTCCGTATTGAAAACAAACTAGACCAAATCGTAATGCGAAATGGCTAAGAAAAAAGCAACTGAGGACCAGTTTAACGAGCTTCATAACCTTGTTACAACCGAGTTCCTACAGAGAATTAAAAGCGGTGAAGCTACGACACAAGATCTCAAAGCAGCTTGTGACTGGCTAGCCAAAAATGACATCAGCGGTGTTGCTTACGATGGTAACCCACTTGATAAGTTGGTATCTATTATGCCAACAGTTGATCCAGAACTAGTACAGCGGAGGTTGTATGGCCCGAAAGTCTAACCACAGCGGACCAAAATACGCCAACGGTAACTACAAATCATACCAGAAAAAGTATGATGCTAGTGCTTTACAAATTAAAAAACGAACCGAACTCAACAAAGAGAATCGTAAACGCGGAACCTATGGTAATGGAGATGGTAAAGATGTATCCCATAAAAAGGATGGATCTACAACCCTTGAAATTGCATCTAAGAATAGAGCCCGCGTTGGTAAACGTCGTAAAGCATGACCCCGCTACTCCCCAGTCCTGATCACTACCTGCAAAATCTAATAACCATGACTAGCCCTGAAGCGAAACGTCTGTGGCGCAGAGCCATCAAGGAACACTTCAACTGTCAATGTGTCTATTGTGGAGAAACTTATGAACTACATGAACTTACTCTTGATCACGTTATACCTCGTTTTTATGGAGGAGAAACGACAACGAGAAACTTGGTACCATCCTGCAGGAAATGTAATCAGAACAAAGGAACGAATAACTGGCT